CTTTCTTGTATTTTCCAAAGTCGTTGCCATGACGCTTTTTTTCGTGCCTTGTAGGCCTTCTAGAAGTGCAGCTCTAGTATCCTGCCAGCGACTCTCTAATAATTCTGACATCTCTTATTTCTCCTTAATTAAGTCCTGCAAGTCTACGAATGTCAATGACATTATCCCTTGCACCAGTTGTCATATCTTGTTTTTGTGTTTTATTGCCTGTTACTTCTTTGCCTTCTGTTATAATTGCCTTTTTTTGCTCTGGTTTTTTACCGTCAATTACGGTTGGTAAATATCTTTCAAAAGAATTTTGTAGTCTATCTGTTTGTACACTTTCTAATAAATCAAGCATAAGCTCTTTTTGTGCTTTATTTAAAGGTTCTACTAATCCGGAAATAATTTTATTCCTATTAATAGATTCGTTTAGACTTTTTAATTCTTTTTGCTTTTTATGTGTAGCAATTTTAGCTTGCTCAAGAATTTTCTTGGCTTCTATTAATTGCTTGTTTTTAATATCAACAACTTTTAATAGTTTAGATGTTTCAGATTTTTCATTGAGATAGCTATTGCCATACTCAGCTGCAAATGCTTCAAACAATCGTCTACCAAAGTCATTTTTCCGTGCAGTGTGAATATCTTCTTTTAATTGATGAATTTCTTTATTAAGAACTTTATCAACTAATGTAGATACTTTGCTTGCACTTGTTTCTACAAATTTTGTTTTAATCTTCTTGAAATGTCCTTTAGCTTCTCTAACCAGTCTTACTTTAGTTTCAGCTAAATCTTTCTTATCAATTTGGAACTCTTTAATTTCTGATGCTAGACTTTCGATAATAAAATCTTCTAACATTCTAAATTTGTCCGCCATTGTTTTTTGATCTTCGTGAAGTTCTCTAACTTCTTTTACTAAGCTTTGAGTTACAAAATGCTTCATTACAGAGGCGTTTTCTTTCATAGCTCTAGTATATTTGGTTTTTGCTTCAATAAGTTGCTTGCGATCTTCAACTAGTTCGGCCATTTCAGCTTCTAGTTTTTCGCCTACCATTCTATCTACAGCTTCTACCATTAAGCCTTTGTCATGCTCATATTTTTGAGCAAATTCCTCACGAAGTTCGGCAGTAACACTTAGGCGATTTTCTTTCACCTTTGCGTTCCATGCTTCTTCAATTTCCTGGCGCACATCTTCTGAAACTACGTTGTTCTCAAAAAGTGTTTTTAGTGCATCCAACATTATTATTCTCCTATTATTGGAGTCGATTGATCATATTGATCAACGATTCTTTTAAGTACTTTTGTGCCTTTTTATCTTCTCTAGTTGCCTGTGCTAATTCATATGCCTTATATCCACCTCTTGTATTCATTAAATGTTCGTATATAGGAGTTGGATACGCACCAGGTGCGCTAGGTTGTGCTACAACATCTACTGTAATAATTTCAAAATCACTTACATTTCCGCTTCCGTCTTCTGAAACATTTCCTGACCCTCTACTTGAAACTCCTAGCTTAACTCCGCTTTCCAGCATTGTTCTTACTAATTGTCCCATAGGCGTTGGAAGGATTTTCATTTTTCCGTAGCCATTTGGACCGTCCATCCACATTTCAGTTATCATGTGGCTAACACGATCCAAATTGACTGTGAGGCCTTCTGGATGATCTACTTCACCGAGAACACTATATCCACCTTGTATCTGCTCGCTGAGAGTTTTGACAGCCCTGCCAATTTCGTTTACAGGATAAACACGCTGGTTAGCGTTGCGTACTCCACCTTGTATACAAATTCCCTTCATAAACAAGTCTTTTCCTTCGTTGGCATTCTCAACGATAACTCCTGCTTGGTCAAAGGTCAAATGCTCTCGTAGTAAATTCATCTATAAGTCCTTATTATTTTGCTCTCTTTGGAGCACCGTTTAATGGGCTTCCAGCACCTTTGTCGGCTGACTCTGGCTTACCTTTTCTTTCAGCACCATGTCCTGCAGAATGTGGTTTCATTGCAGGTGCTTTCTTATTTCCTGGAACATTTACATTTCCTGTGCTCATATCTTTTGGATTTTGATCACTTACTGGGTTACCATGTAGATTACCTTTGTTAGCTTCTACACCGGCTTCGGTATCGGCTCTTAAGATGTTTTGAGTAGTTCCGCCCATATCATTTTTTCCGGCTACTGGTGACTTGGTGTTTGTGCCGTTGTCGCCCATTTTGCCATATTGATGATATTGCTCGCCGCCTACTTTATTAACATATTCTCGCATTAGTTCTGCTTGACTCAAATTTTTTCTTGACTCATAATTAAAATTTTCTTCAGGCATTTCCTCTTCTTCGTCGCCCATATCCATGTCGCCTTCTTCGTCGCCCATATCCATGTCACCTTCTTCGTCGCCCATATCCATGTCGCCTTCTTCGTCGCCCATATCCATGTCGCCTTCTTCACCGGCTAGCATTTGCTCAAACTCTGCTTTAAGATCGGCTAATTCTGCTTCAAGATCTTTAATATCATCTTGTGTTACAGGTTCGTCACCGTCCATGTCAGCATCCATATCCATGTCGCCTTCTTCGTCATCCATGTCCATTTCCATGTCATCGCCTGCGTCTCCGCCCATCATTCCCATGTCCATGTCTATTTCTGGTTCACCTTCAACTTCAAATTCGTCTAAATTAAAGTTTTCATCAACTTCTTCATCGTCTGATTCATCAACTTCTTCATCGTCTGATTCATCAACTTCTTCATCATATGATTCGTCTAATTCGTCATCAGCTTCGTCAACTTCTTCGTCATCAGCTTCGTCAACTTCTTCGTCATCAGCTTCGTCAACTTCTTCATCTTGTTCTTCTTGCAACAAATTTTCATAAATTTGTCTTGATTTTTCTACTACAATCTCATGGAATAGATCTTCTGCTCGTGCTGTATCTTCATTCACAAGATACTCAAGCATTTGTTGAAATTTATCAACTGATTCTTTTTTCATAGGTCCTGATTTTGCTGTAGAACCTGTTTTTTGAGTATCAGCTTTTTCAGCTTGATCTAATTCTTTTTGTTTTTGATCGCTGACCGGACCTTTTTTACTGCCAGCTACTGGCTTTACTGCCTCGTTCACTCGCTTTCTTGTTCTTTTTTCTGCCATTGATTACTCCTATAAAATTACCAAATGGTAAGGCTGTCATACTATATTTACTGTTATTTAATTAAAATGTTATTAAATAGGTGAAAAAATGTGGTTTTATAGATTGAACGTTTGTAAAAAAAAATCTTTTTGCATTGTTTTGTAATTTGTAAATAATTCAAAATCAGGCGGATTGTATGTATTTGGCTCTATTACTCTTATAAAAGTTATATTTGGATTATCTTTTATTATCATTTTAGTTTGTCTTGACCAATTACCAAAAAATGTAGCTCCGTCGGAACTTTTTTTATAGTTAGGTGTATTTGCATATATATTATTAAATTTTTTTCCGTTATCTAAACCTTTATAATCAAAACCTAATATATAAATTTCAAGAAAATTATGCTGTGTTGCAAGCCATAAAGCTGTAGGACCACTACTCCACCCTTTGCTAGGTTGAAAATAGTTGAAATTATTCATACGCTCAAATGATCTGTTTGGATTTGTCCAAACAGTGTTACAGTTTTGGTATCCTGATTTGTTTATTTCGAGAATCATTTTTACATCTACTGCAATTAAATAATCTGGAGAAAACTCTCTGTATAAGGCATTGCAGCCATAAATTGTACCAATACTTTTCAAGACTGCTAAATCTATTCCTTGTCGAGAAATACCATTACCGAGTACAAATGCTAAATTATGACTCTTATTGACTCTATCTTTTGCATCTAGTTTTATGATTTGAGTTTCTTTTTTTTTTGATTTTTTGCTATTCTACGTTGTTCTTTTATTAGTTTAAATTCTTCTTTAGTGTATAATGATTTATCAATTTTCACACTAACCCTTCACCTGCTGCAGCGGCTTGAGCAGCCATTCCGTACATCTGTCTTACAAATTCAATCTCATTGGCTTTTTCTTTATCATGGAGTTCTGCTGCTTTCCTAGCACGATTTATCTGTTTAAGGGTTAATCTTGTTTTCCTAGTGTCGTCTAGATCAACAACAGATTTGTCATACTGTGGCTCGTACCTGTCATCTTCTGCAGGCTCCATAGTTTCTTTATCATAATAAAATAATTCACGTAGTATCATACTGTATTTATACCGTCGGGGCGGCTCCTGTATCTGCTGGGGCGGCTTCGGCTCCTGGTTCAGGAACTGTTGCGCTTGTCGGCGGTTCACCTTCGCCGCCGTCTTCCATTCCTTCAATATCTGCAATATCTTCTGCACCTCCGACATCTGCAGAAATACCTGCACCACTTATACCAACGCCTCGCATTTCAGCAGCAGCGTCGCCACCACCTGGTTGTAGAGTTTCGTCATTTTCTTCACGCCATAGCCGTTCATTTTCTGCAATTTCTTCTTCACTTAATCCTAGATATCTTTTTAATGCAAAACGATTAGCAATAAATGGTATAGCTTGTAATTGTCCAAATGTACCAATCCTTTGGGTGTCAAGTTCAGATTGTCTATATGCTGCAAAATTTTGAGGAGGACAAAACTTTATATCAAACATTGCGGTATCTATATTCACGCCCTTTTCTAGTAAATATCTTTTAAATTCTTGATCAAATTCTTCTATTAATAAGTTTTGTAATCGTTCACAGTAAGTGTTAAATCTCAATTCTTGTATATATGCCGTACCTACTCGACCGTCATTATATTGAGCATTGCTATCGTCGGCACCGGTAGGTAAATAACTGCTAGGTATACGTAAACCTCTTACTAATTTGTTGGTAAAATATCGCAAGTCATCTATTTCACCTAGGTTAGTTCCGCCTGGAAGGGTTTCAACTTTGCTACCTCTGCCTTCGGCTGTTTGAGGGAAAAAGTAATCTTCGTTGATTGACAGAGGATTATAGCTACTGTCTATGACGTTTGTTCCTCCTCCTGTCTTGGATGGTATTCTCCGCTGATGGATTTCCGTTTTTACACGCTCCACAAACTGCATTGCAAGATGGCTAGGCATGTTACCCACATCAACATAAAAAACTCTTCTCTCAGGTGCTCTTTGCACCCTGTAAATTATAATTGCGTCTTCTAGTAATTCTTTTTGCTTGTAAACTTTGAAAATACTTTCTAATAAACTGTTACCGAAAGGAAAATTTTCATCTAATCCTTCGCTTAAACTTATGTGTAGAATATGATCTGCATTTACTGCAATCTCTTCTTGTTCAAGCATAAATCTCGAGCCACCTTGTGTTGGATTAGTTGGTCCAACCATTCCCCTAGCTCCACCTGTTAAGTAACCTGTTCCGCCACCAGTTACACTACCATTTGTTTGCAAAGGTTGTGTTGCAACAAGATCCTTAAAGTTTAATGCTACATCTTGTACGATATATTGTTCAGGTTCTTTGCCTTCACTTTCGTTAACTATTATACGATTTACTTTTGCAGGATCAACATAAAATAATTTTTTTGTTTCCGGATCTCTTAAGAAAAAAGTATCGCCATATTTGAATGTATTCCTTACAATCCTAAACATTCTAGTTTCAAATTCTTGTAGTTTATACCATTGTTTTAAGTATTCGCTTAGGATTTGTACTTCGGTGTTTGTAGCATTCTTATAAAATTTAAATTCAAAATGAGTATCATTCTTTTTATTTTTTTGCGTACAAAATTCTGCAAGGATATCAAGTGCAGCATTTACTTCTGAATCCATATCCATAGTATTGTACTGTCCGTATCTTTCAACTCGATTAGGTGCACCGGTATAGATATCTGGTAAGAATGAATTGTAATTAGATCTTGCTGGACCAGGCTTATTCGAAAATTCTCTTCCGCTTATAGGTCCATAATCTTCATTCGTATCCCTGTTTTTTTTTGTTGCAGGTGTAAAATATTTTTTCCAACTCATACTAATTGTGCATCCGGATTATTTTTTTTCTGTTTTGCTCTAAAAATCTCATTACTCTCTTTATTTACCTCAATAAGTTCTCTCACTGCACTAATAAGACGTCCGTAATCAGATACAGCATTTTGATTATTTTGGCTATTAGCTAAATCTCCAATCATTGTAGTCTGCGCTTTTAACTCCGTAAGGATTAAAGTTGGCGTGTTATCAGTGGGTTCAATCCTGTTATTATCATTTTCTTTAGGTTTGCTAGAGCTAGATGAATTAGTCAAGTGATGAACAAGTTGCATTTGATTTTCGTGCATTTTATTATGACTCATAGTCATTTCTTGTATTGCTGTAGTAAGAGTCTTATAAATTTCCTCTGCTTTATTTCCAACATTCTCTTGCGCTACATTTTCTTCTTCAGCCTCATTTATGTTTTCTAAGTCGTTTGTTTTAGGTCCGTTAATTTGAGTTACACCTGCATCTTCTATTTGAGGAACCTTAAGATCTTCTTCTGCCTCATTCACTTTTTCTAAGTCGTTAGTTTTTGGTCCGTTAATTTGAGTAGCACTTGCATCTTCTATTTGAGGAACCTTAGGATCTGTTTTAAAATCTGCATTAATTTGGGTAGCACTTGCATCTTTTATTTGAGGAACATTAGGATCTGTTTTCAAATCTTCATTTTTAGATTTATCTTCTTTATTGATAAATTGTTGGAGTAATGATTCATTATCACCGAGTAAATTTTGTAAAATGTCAACTGTACTATCAGATAACGACTGTATCCCGTATTCTAAAGCTTTTAGGTCCTCTGGACTTAAATTTTCTATTTCTCCTAGCTTATCTGCATAGGCCTGTGCAATTTCCTCATTTTTTTCCTTTTCCAACCTTGCTTTTATTTCTGCTTTTGCCCTACCTGCTCCACCGCCACCTTCTTCACTACTAAAAAATCCTGCTCCTAATTCTCTACGCAATTTTGCCTTTTCAGACCCAATTTCAGTATTAGCATATTGTTCATATAACTTCAATTGATCATCAGTTATGCCTAAATCGGCTCTCTCTGTTTTGCTTAATTTCTTTATTTCTTCAAGCAACGCTTTGTCATCGTTTAATTGCAAAATATTTCCTGTTAACTCATCTACTTTTGCTATTAATTCTTGCGTAAAGTCAGAAGCGGCTCCTTCTTGTACATCTGCTTGAAAGGCTAGCATATCTTGCTCATAATCAACTTCTGCACCAAATGCTTGTTGATTCACTGTCCTTTGAGCTTCTACTGTAACATCTGTTTGCGCTTTTTGAGCAGCGCCAATTGTCCTTCGTATTTCTCCACCTTCTGCCATCCCATCAAACTGTGCTGCAGTTTGATCAGTTGCTGCTTTAAGTGTATCATTCCATGCCTTTAAAAATGTAGCAGTGTCGCCGGTGATACCCTCAAGCCCTTCTATATTTCCTTTAACTCTATCTATTATAGGTCCTATTTCTTCAAAGGCATCTGCTTGAGTTTTTGCTACATCACTAACTTGAGCAAGCGCAGCTAATCTTAAACCTTCCTCACTTTGAGCAAAAGCTGCAGCTTCTGCAGCAGCTTTTTCACTTAATTCTTTAGCTAATGCAATATCTCCTCTTTTTGTAGCTGCAGCAGCTTCTTCTAATAAACCATATGTTTCACTATTGAGTGAAGCAAAGTTTTTAGTTGCTTCACTCATAGGAACACCTGTTTGAATTAAATCATCTAATAGGTTTTGAACAACAGGTGCAGCTTGCTGTAACGCAGCCTGAGCACCTTCATATGCTTTACTTGCTCCTACTGCACCTTGTCTTTCAGCTAACTGTAGAGAAGCTTGAGTGGCGCCAGATTTTTTCCTTTGATTAATCTCATTTTGCATATCCTCTGCATTTTTGCCAGTTAATTTGCTGATAATTGTTAAAGATTTTGCGTATTTGGCAGCTTGTTGAATTTGTTGATTAGTTGATAGCCCTTGTAATCTCATACTCCTTTGATTTTGAGCAAGATACTTTACAGTAAATCCTGTTAATTCCTCTGTGCTGTATCCTAACTCCCTAAACCTTGCGTCTATTCCAGTATCACGGAGTGCTTGACCAATTGTACCAATTGCTTTGGTACCACCGTCAACTCCTCCTGCAAATCTCACAAGGTCTTTGCTATTGCTGATAACAAGCTCAGCAAAGCCTGCTAATCCCAATCTCGAATCAGTTACAGATGTCCTTAATTGTATTAGATTACCAGATAATCCACCGCCTACTTTGCTTAGATGTTCAAACGCAGTAATACCTGATTCAAAATAGGATGCAGCATCTGCTCCTACGTTTGCAAGAGATTGAAAAGTATTTCCTAATACAGGAACTACGCTTGCTAGACTTCCAATGCTAGTAATTGTCTGTTGTAAACTTACAGTTCCTTGATTTAAAACTTGTGTGAACGAACCACTTGCACCTTCTAAGTTTTGAGTAAGGCTGTTGATCGATAAACCTGCTTTTTTTGCTTGTTCGAGCAATGTTTCCACTACTTTATCTAGTTCTTCTTGCGTTGGCATAAATATTTTCCTATAAAATTAAATGTTGCATTAATACTATTTATTTGGAGATTTATGGCAAGCTTTCTCAATCAATTTACTCGACAGCCCAAGATATTTGGAACTTTACCTAGTCAAGGAATCACATATAATCAAGAAGTTATACAAGACATGAATGTAACTAGTGTTCCTATTTTTGGAATGAACACCATGGATGAATTAATTTTAAAAACACCTGATGCTTTATTTTCAGGAGAAGCTACAGCTCTAGTTGTTAAAAGCTGCATTCCGTCTATTTTAGATCCTTGGAAAATTTTAACTGCTGATATGGATTACTTATTAATTGGTGTAAGAATTGCAACATATGGAGATAGATTACCTATTACAACTACATGTCCTAAATGCAAAGCGGATACTAAGAGTGATCTACATTTACCAAGTCTGTTAGACAATTATACGTCCCAAGAACCTGTAGAAAAAATTACATTTAATGGTTTAGATTTAGATATTGTTCCATTAACTTATGAAATCTCAACTAAAATATCAAAAGACAACTATCAAATGCAAAGAACACTGTTGCATATTGATCAACAAAAAGATTTATCAGAGGAACAAAAAGATCTACAAAAACAAACAATCTACAAAAGTTTATCTATGTTAAATTTTGAGACTGTCTTACATCATGTTTATAGTATATCTGACGGACAAAATGTAGAGACAGACAAAGAAGAAATTTTTGCTTTCGTCAAAAATTCTGAGATAGGTTTATATAAGTTAATAGAAGATGCTACGAATATAATTTCTAAAAAGTTTGCCCTACCAAAAGTTGACGTTGCCTGCTCAAGCGAAACATGCAATCATGTTTACAAAAGCGAAACTTCTTTTGATTATTCAAATTTTTTCGAAGTCAGATCTTAAAGCTCGATAGATCTGGCGTAGAACAATTAATTACTAAGCATGAGCAAGATCAAAAAACTATAAAATATAATATGTATAAGATTGGTTGGTACATGCGCGGAAGTTTAAGCTATACTGATTTAATGCGAAATATATCGGTTGACGACAAAGAAATAATGAATACAATTATAAAAGAAAACATTGATCTAAGTGTTCAAGCAAAGATGCCTCTGCTGTAAATTTATTATTTTATATTAGGAAAAAACTTTTGTAATGTTGACGTAATACGTTCAATATCTAGATTCCTAACCATTCTAAGGAAAGTAGTTAACTTATCAATTACCCATCTATCGTCTTCAGGAACAAGTGCGAGTAATTCTTTTTGCTTACTTTCTAAGAGTGCTGCTGTTTCTTTTCCTTCTCCAAAAGGTATCATATTGCCAATACCAGAAATTAAAGAACAATCATCCATCAAAGACAACGATGAATAAACTGCAGTTTTACACCAATCTTCAATAGGTGCTTTAAAGTCTGCTGCAGAGAAAACGCTTTTAACAGCTTCTCCAGTAAGATACCCTCCTGCCAAAGCTACAAGTGCGGTTATTAAAGCTGCAGCTCCTACAGTTGGAGCTAGACCAACTATAATTGGAGCTAATATACTAGCTGTTATATAGCCGCCACTACCCATAAACAATGCAGTAACTAAACGGTCAATTAACAGTTCTACTGATTCATCTATTTTTTTTCTAAAATAAGCAATGTCTACTGCTACCGGTCTTCCTGTATACGGACTAATATTGTTTCTGTTAAGTTTTTCACTACAACCATTCAGTTCATAAGCTATTATGTAGCGTCTACTGTAAGTGATTACATCATCAGCAGCAGGAACCGTAATGGCTAATTTGAATAGCCATCCGCCAAACCAACTTTTTGACCATTTTCGTGTTTTTTCTACTGCATTCCTTTTTGCCTTTTTTAATTTTTCTTTATCTTTTTGTTTTTGTTTTTTATATTTGTCTTTGTCTTGTTGCTGATCTTTATCATTATATTTTTTCTTTTTAGTATCTTTAAAACGTTTTTTTTGGTTTTTATCTTCAGCATTTGCAGTTTTTATAAGATTCTTTGCTTCAATTTTACCTTCATCACCTACAAATTCTTTACTAATATAATTCTTGTTTTCGATATCATATATTCGATAAACTGGTTGTCCTTTATCAAACGTTAAAGTTTGATGAATTATAAATCTTTCTTCATTTATTATTTGAGATACTAACATATAATTTTATCCAATTACTGTATTTATAATAATGAGCTACGCTCATTAGTGTTTTCGCTTACGCTCTAACACATTTCTTCTAGCATTAATAAATTAGAATCAATTAATGGTTCATGTAGATTGTTTTGGTCAGACGGAACCTGTACAAAGGTTCCAAGTCTTTTAGAAAATGTTTCATGTGAGTTGCATTTGCCGTGACTATGAAGTAGGTGTTTTATACGACCCCAAGGGCTCCTGCCTTTCCCTTACCTACACCGACACCATGTAAGTTAAACTTACACTATCCTCTGCTTCGTTCCTAGTGCTAGAGGTTTTTAGGGGTTATCGTGAGTGAGACGCACCAGTATCCGGTGTTGTGTATAAACAACACCTCAAGGTGGATTAGGCAGCCCTAATCAAACAATGTCTCGTATATAGCCTTAAGCGCCTGTACAACAGGATTCAAACGCTTCTTTGTTCAATTCAAAGAAGTCATTGTAACCTGTAAGCCTCCAAGTATTGTTAGCCTTGTCTGTGTAGTCTAAGTGCCTGTTAGTTTTGAAGTTTTGTGGTAATTGGTATGCGATATATTTGCCTATGCGGTCAAATTTCATAAAGAGGATGTTCACATCGCCTTGGTCTGCTG